CTCTGCTCTTCCTACTGTTAGGTCAACCTCCCTTACCAGTACTCCAGGAGATAATTGTGGAGTTGCCATGTGTGTTTCCCGAATCTCAGTTATCTAGAAATTATTTATTCTTTACTGTATTTACATAAGGAAAAATGCTATGAACAATGCATGAACACTCCTACATGTATTCCCACATGTAAGATCTGTCTCCATACTCATCAGTATGCCAAGTATCTCCATCAGCATCTGTGAAACTACCACTATCCAAACCATCTGACATAAAACCAAATGGAGCCATATCTTGATCTATTTGATTCTTCTGTTCTTCATATAATCTTTTTCTTACATCTTGATCAGTAAGTTCTTTAAAATAATCCTGTGCCACTAACCAAGCATAGATTACAAGACACATTGCTAAGTCATCATTACATCCTTCTTCTGCTTCAAATGAATTACTCTTTTGAATGAATGTAGTTAATTCACTCATAATTTCATAATCACACATCAAAAGTTTATCTTCTTCAATTAATGTCTTTAAGTTAAGAGCACCAACCTTCTTAACTGTCTTGGACATCTTTACTCCTAACTGAGTCTTCTTACCTGAGAATCCTTGACCAACTACTTGTCCTGCTCTCCCTCTCATAGAGGACATAAGTAAATTTTTATACTCTAAATCATAATTTAATATAGATGCTACCTGATCTCCTACATCATTTACCTCACATAAAACAAATGCATCATTATAACTTCTCCCAATATCATTAATAATACTAGGGAAGAGCATAGGTTTAATATCATTATTCCTATATTTTGCTACTACTGCATGAGGAAACTCTGTTATATCAATCACAACAAAAGCAGAATAATCTTTTCCTACTCCTCTTGCAACGTCCACTGTGATTGCATAATCATGACCTTTTGCAGGAGGAACATATACATCCAATCCAGCATTTGTTGTTTCTGGTGTTTGATATACCAATGATCTTAATTTACTTGGTGCAATAAGAGTATCAACAGATCCTAAGAACTCACACTCAAACTCAATCTTAAATTGTTGCTCAGATGTGTTGGCAATAGTCTGTTCTTTCCATACATCATCTCTACCAGGAACCTCTGACCAATGAACATCAGTAGGTACATATTCATTCTTACCTTTCTCTGCATCATGCCAATACCTATAAAAATGGTTCATCCCGTGAGGGGTTGAAACCATTATGACTTTTGTGCTTTTACCAGAAGTAATAGTAGGATAAACACTAGCAAAGAAAGACTCAGCGATGTGATTGGGAACAAAAGCAAATTCATCCAAGAATAGGATGTTAAAAGACATACCCCGAACAGCACTAGCACTAGTCGAAGCTGCCAATATTTTACTACCATTTTCTAACTCCAATGAACCTTTGTTCCATGATATAATTCCTTGCTGCATCCACTTAGGTAAATTCTCGTAGGCAGTTTGTAATCTACCTAGTAAGTCTCTGGCAGTTGCTGCTTTGTTAGCAAGAATACCAATATTTACATTATCATTAAACACAGCATAATGTAATAAGTATGATACCGACGTTGTAGACTTACCAGTCTGACGAGGCATCTTACAAATATTGAATCTATTCTCGTGAAAATTTCTAATTAATTGCTCTTGAAAATCATAAGGTTCAAAAGGCACAAGACCTTCATCCAAACTTACAATTTTTACGTGTTGTTTTGCAAAGTATACTGGATCATTCTTACATGCCATGAATTCAAGAATTTGCTCTTTGGTAAATTCTTGTTTGACATTTGCTTTTTTTAGAAGCGGATTACCAAGATATACATCATCATATGTGGTTGGCATATCAACAATTCCAAGCTCTTAATGATTTATTGATTCTAGAATCTGGATCTCTGGCAGTCTTGGCAGAAGTAAGTTTCTTCTTCATACCTTTCATCCTAGCACAGAATGATGCTCTACGTGGATTACCTACCTTTTTACTAGGTGCTTTTAGATCTGAACCAGGATTATCTGCCTCATAAGACTTCCTACCCTTTTCATTTAAACCACCAGACTTATTCTTACCTTCTTTCTTTGTCCATGCTGCACCTTCTTGTACATATTCAAAATCATCTCTCCAAGAATATGATTCTTTCTTACTACTATTACCCCAGTTAGCAGCACCTTTCTTACGACACTTAACTAATGCACCAGATGCATATGCACTAGGCCATACAGAGTAACGAGACTTTACCTTATGATAGCAAGCATCTTTTGTACCACTACCCTTACCTTTCTTATCAGATCCTTCACTAATTTCCTCCTTACGTTTCTTCATTGCATTTGCTCTATTAGTATTTGCCTCTTTCTTTTCAAGTTCAAATACTGCCTTCTCCTGAGATTTTAATTGAGCATCAGTTGCTTCACTTCTAGTTGCCTTTTTCTTCACGCAGTTTGGATATCTCTTACCAAACATTGTCTTCATACCTTTCTTCTCATAACCTTTCCAGCAAGCTTCATCTACCTGAGTTTCTTCTTTCATTTTCTTTTTATCCGTAGAGACATAGGTTGGTTTTGCAGCACCAGTCTTTTGTTGTTGACCAGGATCTGCTGCTTTCTTTCTTCTAGATGCAGAATCTCTTTCTGCCTTAGTCATGCTGGCACGTTTAGAAGATGAAACGCACTTAGGTGTTCCTTCACCTGGTTCATCACTTGCACAAGTTCCACCAGTCTTAACGTTCACCCAACCAGGTTTACCATCCTTAGACTTAGATCCCTTGAACCACTTATGCAAGGAACCTTCTGCTACTTGCACCATTGGTTCACTAGGATCATAATCTTCAATATCATAACTTAGTAATCTAGAACCTGGATATACTTTTTGTATTTGATCGATCACATCAGTTCTATTAGGTTTCTTCAATTGAGGGAAGAACATTTGCAACATAAAGTTCTGACCTTTCCATCTTAGAAAGACCCTAACAATATTTCCAACTCTGGATTGAATACGTTGTGCTTCTGTTAAAGTAGGATCTTCCCATTGAACTGTTGGTTTAGGAACTACCATTGGTTCTGGTTTAATAATATCAATTACTGTTGCATATAAATTTCCATTAGCATCATGTATATCAACATCTTCATTTAAAGGAACAACAATTTTATCTCCTACATTTATATCATTCTCTGCAAACCAACCTCTATTTACTTCTAACGCAGATAATACATCTCCATCAGAGTATACAGGAAGAAGTGTAAATGGGTTTAATTCTTTTATACTTTCAATAGTTCCATCTTCTTTAATAAAAGCAATGTCGAGAGGGATCTTAGTATCTTTCATATGGAAAGATTTTTGACCATTCTCTTCAAAAACAAATAACATTCCACTATCATAGTCTAGACTTTCTCTAAACATCAATCCCAAATTAAATTCTGTTTGGTTTTTAGGAATTTCTATATTAAGAGGAAGTCTTACGGATTCTCCCATTCCACCTCCACCGTTTCCACCACCATTGCCGCCACCATTCCCATTAGAGCCACCGTTCCCATTTCCATTTCCGTTACCGTTTCCAGTACCGTTTGATCCATTTCCATTCTTTCCATTCTTTTTACCCTCATCTTTTTCTAACCATCCACCTCTTCCTATGTGATATCCACCAGGAATAGGTTTGCACTTCTTATCATCAGTGCAATAATAGTATCCACTTTTACACGTTTTCATGTAATTATCGGTATCCTATTTTTTATTTATAGGTTAGAGATAGTAAGGTTTCTAATTGCGTACTAGTAGTATTGAAAATGAGAGCACCTGCGTTTACTGTGAGTGCATCTCTTTCTGTTGTTGTTATTACTGGTGGATAGAACATATGAGCAGCAGTTACCACACCAGCAAATACAGCATTACCACTAGGTTTCATGGTAATACCAACTCCTGTACCACCCTCATAATCATATCCAACATCAAGTCCACTTCTAGCAGTAACAAGACCAATAGAGTCTAGATTTTTTATATTCTCTTTAAATATAGTTCCAGCAACAGAAATATCTCCATCAAACTTTGCAACAACTGTCGTATTAGCTAATCCTGTGGGACCAACATATAATGGAAACTCTTCTTGTGCTGCAGTAGTATTAATTCCAACATACTTGGTAGTACTAACACCAACTGAATTAGATGCCCATGTTCCACCTGCACCAGCAGTACCTCCCGCAGAAGGAGTGAATAATTGAAGATCTTTATCCCATGCTAAAACAAACCCATCAGTTTGAATACCAGCTCCAACATCAACATCCTCCATTCTAGCAAGGAAGACTTCACCACCTCCTCCTAAAACAGATAGTTGTTGCTGTATTCTATTAATGAATAACCTATAATGCTCTGCTAACTTTTCATGAGTTACATAAGTTTGATCCAAAGGAGTTAATGGATCAGAATTATCTACATTAGGAGGAATATTTAAAAGACCTTCTGTAAGAGTCTTCTCATCAAATTTTTCTAAAATTTCTTCTAACTTATCAACTTTTTTTGAAAGAGATTGACTTCTTTCTTCTAAGTTATCAGTTACTCTTATCTTTTCTACAAGATCTTTAAATTCTTTCTTTAAACTATTAACATGTTTTTCATTAACAGTAAAATCTATTTTCATCTCTTTCATTTGAGATGAAAGATTCTTTTCAAAATTAACTACGGCAGGAACCACCGCATTCTTCATTTCAGTGTAATACTTAGAAGTACTAGTATCTAAATTCTCCTGCAACTCACAAATATTATCTGTGAGACTCTCTTCCATTGTATTAATTTTTTCTCCAAAGTTAGAAAGAGCATCTTCATATTGAACTTCCTTTGCTTTGAAATCCTTAGAAAGATCATCATATGTTCTAGAAAGTTCCTTAGATTTACTAATTAATTTTTCAATTGTATTAGTCTTTTCTAAAAGAACTTCATCAATTTCAATATCTTTATTATTAACTCTGTGTTGTAAATTAACAACATTCTTATTAATTTTAGAAACTTGTTCATCTAAATTTTTAGACATATCTTTAACTTCTTCTTCCGTCTTCAATTTAGAATCTATGAGAAGTTTTTTATACTTAGGAATTTCTGTATTAACGAATTCATCAAAATCTTCAGTAATCCCTTTAATTTTAGACTCATATTTTTCTTCTATTTCTTTTGCAGTTTCTTTAACTAATTTTTCATTTGCAGAAATCTTTGCTTCTGTTCTTACTTCTGTCTCTGCAAAAAACTTTTTATATTGTGGTAATACTTTTTCAAGAAGAGAATCTACCCTTCCTCCAATACCCTTAACTTCTTTTTTTACGGAAGAAAGATTTTCTTCATTAAGAGATTCAATACTTTGTGTAATAGAATCTAGATTGGAATTAATTTGTTGATGTACTCCTTCAACACTAGATGTTAAATCTTCTTTAAAATTTAAAAAACGATTATCAACTCTTGTTTCAGAATCTACAATTAATTTTTTGTATGACGGTACTTCTTCACCTATAAAATCTTCAACCGTTTCTGATAGAGAAGAAAATTCTTCCTTTATATCTAAAATACTTTTAGAATTTAAAGTTTTTACCTTATCTTGAATATTTCTTATAGACTCCTCAACAAAAAATAACTGAGCAGTCATGGCATCATCAAGATCTTCTTTACTAATAAGATCCTCAATACCTTCTCTTATTTCCTCTACACTTTGAGTAAGAGTATCTACTTTTTGTACATTATTTTTAAAAGTATCAAAGGTTTGAGTAAATTCATTAAGATTTTGAATATGATCGAAATTTCTTTTAAAGGAATTAAATGCTTCTGAAATTGTTTCTACTTTTTCAGGGGAAGCACCAGCTAACTCTTCCTTCACTACATCCATAGATGAATTAGGATTCTTATTATAAAATTCTGAAGGTTTTTTAAGTGGCACGTATTTTTACCCCATCTACAAGTATATTTATTTCAACCCTTTTTGGGAGTTTCATTTTTAATAAGTTTAGCAAGATCTGCGGTGG